GCAGTTATTCGGAAGTATCCTTGGCCTGTTGGGTCAGTTCAATTTGACCCTAGGGCTGCGGCTACAAAAACTTTTATGAGTAGTGAGCATAAGTGTTCACATCTTAATAAAAGATTTCTCCAATTCATGACGAATCGGAGTCCTCACGAGTATGAGCTTTCACAAGCTCGTACTTGGATCAGATATGTTTTAGGAGAATTAAACCTCTCCGATATCTGGTCTAACTGCGACTTTGGACCGGGTGCGTCTGTGGGCATTCACGGTAATGTTACAAACTCTGCACGGAAACTTCTTGCAGAGCGTTGGTCCGTAACGCCTAGCGCCTTCTATTACGGCTATGCTTCTGTGATGCAGGACAATTTGATTTGGGAAGGGCTTATGGCCCGACCCAATAGTCCGTATTACTCGCGATGTCCGCAGGAATTATTTTCTGCGTACTCAGCGAAAGCGGCCATGATAGACCATAATAAGATATCGTTTGTGCCCAAGACAGCTAAGACCGAAAGGACTATAGCTGTAGAGCCGCTCCTTAATGGGTACATTCAGAAAGGTGTTGACGTACTTATGCGTAAAAAGCTTAAGCGCGTCGGCATTGATCTGAATGATCAGTCTCATAATCAAGAGTTAGCCCGTAAGGGCTCCTTGGTAGAGAATGATCCATATGTCACTATTGACCTTTCTGCTGCTAGTGATAGCATCAGTATTGGTCTCTGTGAATATATGTTACCCTCTGACTGGTTCGATTTTCTGAACTCAGTTAGGTCGAAGTATTATCTTATGGAAGGCCGTCTAACACGGTACCATAAGTTTACTACGATGGGGAACGGCTTTTGCTTTCCACTTGAAACGCTTTTATTTGCGTCGCTTTGCCAAGTTGCCTACCAAGAGTCAGGCCTCGTTTCCGATTACTCGGTTTACGGGGATGATATAATTGTTAGGCAATCTGTGGCAGCCCGCGTACTAGAACTGCTAAAAGTATGCGGGTTTAAAGCCAATCTAGAAAAGACCTTCTTAGAAGGTCCATTTAGAGAGTCATGTGGTGCAGATTGGTTCGAAGGCAAGGATGTTAGACCCATAAGCCTTGATTATGCGTTCGACTCTGTCGAAAACATCTTCAAGTTCTGTAATCTTCTAGGTTCTAAAGATACTTGGAAAAGTATCTTTTACTGCTCTAAGGAGTTTCTCCTTAGTTTAGTTCCCCAGAAGCTAATGTTTACGCGTCCCTATAAAGGAAACGTTGACACAGCTCTTGAGGTGTCCCTAGACTCCTTCTTAGCTTCACCCTATTCACGGTGGTGTAGAGATACACAAACGTGGAGTTGGATGGAAATAAGAAAGAGCGCCCAGCCAGATAACCTGGTCAAGCGTTTTACAGGCTACAATGTAGCGCTTATGAGGGGAGCTTTAACTGGTAGTACATCACCTGTCCCCTTTGCCGAGCGTCGAAGGACGCGCACAAAAGTGTGTCGAATCTCTACTAGCTCAGGTTGGTCTCTCTTTGTCCCTTTTGGGGACATCGATTACCATTCCTGGGCCCATAGAGGCACACTAACCCTTACCAGTTAACAGGTAGGGTTCATTTGGAGAGGGGTATGTCCCCTTCTTCTTACATTCGGAAAGAATGTTAGGTGTCTTTTGTTTTCACCTTCATTTCTTACCAGAGGGGTCGGAATCTCTTTCGACCATTGGGGATACATAGCAGAG